GGTACAACAACGCATCTGCGTAATCCGAAGATAACGTCGTCGTCCCACTGTCACTACCATTGGTTAAAGAGACTGGTTTGTTTAAATAGTGCAACTCTACAGTATAGGCTGCATCCGGTATTGGTGAAATTTCAAAAGAAGTTTCATCAAATAAAGAATAATATTTAGGTGTGCCCTGTGTTGTGCCAGGTGAAAATTCTTTGATAAACGACGGGTGTTTGTAATCAAGATAATCGTAACTATTAGAATTAATAATAGCCAAACTCATGGTTGCATAAAAATCCGTAGGAGTTGCTAAAAACCTATTATTTGCAGATAAATTACCTTGTACGTTTTCTCTTTGATCGGGTAACTGTACGAATGAAAATATCCTATCTTCGGACTCTTTTATAAAAGTCGGTAATTGATTGGTAAAGGTAGTTTCCGATACCTCCAAGTAATCCTGTATTGCTGTTTTTAATGTTCCGTAAGTAAAACTCATGTCGTAACTGTAACCTCACCTAAACTTGTTGCAACAGAAAAGGTTGATAAAACAGCGCCTAGTTTTCCGTCACCTACATTACTATAAACCAAAAAAGCTGAATTATCGTCCACTACATCTGGTCTTGCGTCTCTTATTGCCTGTGGATCCTGGGTGTTCGGCTTTGGCATGAGCTGTGGATGTTTTGCGTCCCATTGATCAGGTCCTACTAACAAACCATCCCACGTCTTACGCATATCTTTTAGTTTGTATCTGAAACCAGTTATGTCGCAGATTCCGTAAGAATATTTACCAGATGCAAAAGCCATTATGCGTTATTATAACTCCTAAGATTCGGTTGTATTCTGAAAGAGGCTCTATCTTCATCTTGCGACAAAGCTCTTTGAAATTCGTCCTCGTACATTGCTTTCAATACATTGGTTCTCTCAGGAGCACGTTTCATAGATATATAGTAAGCAAGACCAGCAGCCAAACAGGGATAAAACCGAAACGGAAGATCTAGTGTATTTGCGCCCGCATCTGCATCGTCCATTCTAGTAAGTACATTCATGTGTACTGTATAGGTACTGTTTTTGTCTGGAACAGGCCACACTGATATTGTCGGTGTAAGTTGTTTGTTAATAAAAAATTGATTTGGTTTACCGGTAGTCGATTTTGTAGTTATGTGGGCATATTCAGCTCTACTCAGCCTTGTCATAGGTATGTCTGTAGTTTCTGTATTGACTGTCTCTCTAATGAAGACATCTAAAACATCTATCGGTGCCGTAGCGTTAGTGCTGTCAACATTATAAGTTTTTGTGTCCTTGACCATAGTTACAGTTTTTTCGGTTATGGTCCATTGATTTAAGCCTCTGTTTGCCCACTCAGCTAACATCAAATTTAAACTTCTGTTTGCAGACTTCAAATCATAACCTGTACGCATTTCCAAGCCACAGCGCTCGAAAGCCTCCTCTACATAATCGGCTACGTCTAATTCAAAATCTTTACTGCCTGATGTTGCCATTAATCTTCATCTACTCCATCACTATACAAGTTATTGAAGGTTATATTTGGATCCATATAACTTTCATGTCCCTCTGCTGAGTGTACCCATTGGCTTGGAGAAAAGTCTGGGGCACCTTCTCCTACTCGCCATAAAGCTGGATTTGTTGCTCTAACTCTATTGTTAGGTAAAGCCACAAAATTACCAGTATATTCACCAGCGTCAGTTAAATATAACACATGTGATTGCTTATGTTGAGCCGGATCATCCGCAATACTATTTTCAGTATAATCAACAGTAAACATATATCTACCAGTATAAAACTCTCCGCCTATTTTGCATATCCAAGGCGAGGAGCTAACTCTGTCTAAAACTACTACGGAATGATCGTGGGCCAAACAATCCCAGGGTTGCGCTAAATGATCTTCCATGGGTGTTGGCCATTTATCCAAGGGTATATCTGCTACGAGAGCTTGTATAGGCATCCTTGCCCACATAGCTCCGCCATGCACGTTTTCATCTGGATAATCTTCAAAGTCTGTTTCACAACCAGTAAATACCACTTGAAATGAAACAGATCTATCTGGAATTGTGTTTACAGCAAACGCCAACGCATGAAGATACTCTCCATGGTAGTCTTGATGATTAGCCGTAAACTCCTTACGAACCCAGCATTTAAACTGAGGAATGTTGGAAATTAAATACGCCACTTAATTTAACTCCTATGTAATTAGTTATTTTCCGTACAAGCCTCCGCCTTTCGCTTTGTACTTAGTACCCTTCATACCGCCACCTCTAGCTTGCATCCTTATATTTTTGCCAGTCAGCTTTGTTCTTCTTTTAGCACTTTTGGCAAGACCTTTTAACTCTTGTCCTACATTGGTGCGCGTACCTTTTAATAAACTTTTTGCTCCTTTTGCCAAACTAGCCATGCCTTTAGTTCCGCCTTGACGTTTTGTACTTCTTGCCTTGCGTTTTAATGCGCCTTTGCTACCTTTTTTCAAAGCTCCACCTATAGCCATACCTTTGGTGCCCTTCATAGCTCCACCTCTTGCCATGCCTTTAGTGCCTTTCATGGCTCCGCCCTTAGCCATGCCTTTAGTGCCTTTCAACATGGGTGTAGATCCAGCCATTCTTGTACCTTGTCCCATCAACGCAGACATAACCGATCCAGGCATTTTGCCGATGCCAGGATTAGCTTTCATTTCTGCTCTAGCAGCACCACCCATAGACATGTATTTAGTGCCTTTCATACCGCCACCTCTAGCCATACCTTTGGTCCCTTTCATACTACCGCCTTTGGCTCTGTATTTAGTTCCTTTCATAGTTATCTCCTTCCGTATAATCCCATATTAGGTTTTTTTACAATCCTACCACCCCTTGAGGCAAAAGTCTTTACATTAGTTGGCTTACCCCCTACACCTTGAGGTTTAGCTCGTTTTCTTCTAACAGCTGATTTTATCTGCGATTTGCTCATTCTCCTAGCTTTTGCGGCTGGTACACACTTTGGGTACTTTCTTTTTCTGTCGGCTTTGAGTTTGGTTCTTCCACACTTAGCGAAGCCACCGCCTTTTTTTGGTGCCCCTATGTCAACCCAATCTTGTTGGAACCATTTTGTAAGACTCATTTTTTCCTAGTTTTTCTAATCTGTTCTTTGCCTTTTCTGAATATCTCTGCGACACCTTTTTTGCCCATAACCTTAGCTCTTTGTTCGCCAACAGTTAAAATCTGTATTTTCCTAGCAAAAGGTTTTTTAATTCTTTTAACCTTGTTTACTGTAGCCGTAGCATCCGCCATAGTTTTGAATTTTATGCTTACAGTATCTTTTGGGTTTTCATCAGTATAAAGCCTTCTTCCTGATCCTTTTGGCTTTTTGCCTGTCCCTACCTTTGGATCTTTCTTTTTTTTCATTTTCTTTTGTACTTAGGACTTTTACGTTTTGTCCCGTCAGCTCTTTTAATTAAGCCTCTGGCTTTTGCGGATGCCCGCTCGCTAAAACCAAGTTTTTTGCCTTGTTTGATTTTGCGCTTGATTGTACTTGCCTTGGCAACCATTAAGTTCTAGGCACTCTAGTTTTTTTGCGTTTGCTCTGCATCATAGCTCCACAACCTCTGCCCTGGACCATCATCACAGGACCGCCTTCACGCATGAAACCCATTTTGTTTCTTACCTTTTTAGGTAGTTTGGGTAAGCCTTTGTTGTCAGCTGGTATTGGTTTTAAACCTTTCATTTCACCACCTTCTGCTTTTTTAGCACCTTTGTACTTACCGCCCATTCTTTTGTACTCCTGGACCATGTAGGCATTAGCATAAGCAGACGGGTAAACGTCAAACTTAGCTTTAGCTTTTGCCTTGGCTCTGGCATAGATTGAAGGGTTTGCTACATTAGATGGTGTTTTAGATTTAGCTCCACCACCCTTTTTCATTTTGATTGATTCAAGTGTCTTTGCTTGGCCAGCGTGTGTTTTACTGGCTTTTTTTAGCTGTCTAACGACTTTGTTTATTTTCTTTTTTGCCATAATAATTTACCAATTTTTACAAGACCAGTAACCCGCAGTAAATACATCTTTTTTCTTTTGTACTGCATCGCAGTTATGTCTTGCTCTAAAACTTTTTCTACGTTTAGGTTGACTCTTTTTAATAGATAAGTTCGGATCGCCGTAACGTACTATTTTTACCTGATCCCCTTTTTTTGCTAAAACAGCAAACTTTTTGTTTTTGCCTGGTGTGCGTTTCTGTTTGTTATAACCAGGAAAAGTCTCCCCGCGGTAGGATAACCTACCGCTAGGAGATCTTGTGACATCTTTAGTCGTTGCCATCTAAAAGTTTTTAGTCAGGACCAAAATGATGGAGTAAGCGTCGCCGTTACTGTGACCTACTGTAGTAAAGTCAATGTCGCCGGTTACACCAGATCCCGCATTATTAGGAATACCTGTGAATAAATCGTAATATTCATCACCTGTACTATCAGCTGGTAAAGGTATAGCTAAAACATTAGTGGTAGCGTCGAACTCGATATCTACGCCCATACCACGACATGCCCAATATATTCTTGAAATTGAAACCGAACTACAAGCCTTGCCAGCACTGTTACTAGCTAACGCTGATACGTCAACTTTCTTAACAGAGGCTTCGCCTGTGCCGTCGCTTTCATTAGTAAATTTCAAGATTGCGGTTTTCTCGCCATCTTGTATGGTTTGACTGGTTACTGTATCAGCCATGTTTTACTCCTTACAGTTCAGTGCTTGCTGTACGCTCTTTGCTCGCGCCAATGTAATCGACAGTCAAAGTTTTTGCAGCAGCGGCACCATTTTGTATACCAAACGATACAGTCAATTCTTCATTGTCAGGAACATTTGTGCTTACGACTGTGCCAGCTAAAACATTATTTTGAAAGACATGAAACTTTTGGTCTTTAGGATCGTAAACGAAACCAAGTGTCATAAAAGTATCGTCGGCCAATGAGTTAGGCAAAGTTAATGTTGACTGTGTGCTGTCTTTTTCAACAATAAAGCTGATTGTGGCAGCTCCATCTGATTTCAAAAAGAAGATACCATCTGTTACATCTAATGGTGTTGTATCAGTAAGTTGTAATCCAGCAACTATGTCAGTTTGGGTAGCATCATTGGTTTTAAACCTAATGTGAAATGCTAACTGTTTACCAGCTTCGTATTTAAAACCTTCTTTTACAAGTTGAAAAAAGTCATGGTCGTTATCTCCAGCTGCGTTGGTTACTAATAGTAAGCCACCATCGCCGTCAGTTAACGCTTCTGTTGCAGATCCAGTACCATCTTCTGTTGTAGTTATTGTCCAATCGGACGCTAGGTAAGTATCAAAATCATTAAAATATGTGTGATACTTATGCGGTGCAGGTGCTTTAAATTTGCCTAATGTTGAGTCAGTTCCAACATTGGTAACACCCGAAGTAAAGTGTGTAGTCATAATCAGCCTCCTTATAAATAGCCATTGCAAGCACCATGCTTGCAACAATTAGTTCTACAGGATTGATAATACTACTAGGCTATTTAATTGGCAACTTTGAGATCTTCTTGGTTAGCCAAGTATTCAAGTTGAGCTAGAGTGCTAGGCATGCTGGTATGGTGAATACTTATACCACCAGCTGCCGTCCAAGCCTCACAGTTAGACTTCTTATCGTCTACTAATACGTCGCCAGGTCTAGCGAAGACTGATTTGTGTTTGCCTTTGATTGTGCAAGTTACTACAACGTGTGGATCTACATACTGGTGAATCCATGACATCTTATCTGCCACCACTAAAGGTCTATTAATCTCACCAGTAGCCGTAAGAATTTCCCAAGGTAAACCGGTGTTTTTTACAAAAGATATTAAATCTAACATGCCTGGCATGACTGGTAAGTTTCTGAAAAGCCTTTTGTTTATGAAGTCGGCCTTTTGCTCGTCGTAGTGGCCTTCACTCTCCAAGGGCCCGTTTATGTAATCCGGGCCCTCTACTCCTTTGACAAAATCTGCCAAAACTCCATCCATGTCTAAGTATATTTTTTTCATTCTACTCTGTCGTGTATTGGTACAGGACCTAACCCGTAAACATTGCCAATGTCCTCACCCATCAATTCTCTACATTTTTCTCCAAACCTAGAGTTC